CTCTGACGTCAGTACTCTTACTCCACGTCCGGCAAGGATCTGATTGTCGGCTGCCTGGACGAGCCCTTTTGCCTCTGCTAGTACTGCCTCCTGAAGAATATTTGTATATTCTTCAAAAGCCTCGGCGAAAGCTTTTTCATCATTTTTCTCAATTGCTTCTCTTAACTGATTAGCTATTTCAGCTTTTTTCTGTTGTAAAATATCAAGATTTTTCATATTCAAATCTACTCCTTTCTTAATATCGCATTAAAAAATTTTTGAAGTTTATTATCTTCCGGAACAGGTTCCGGTTTTTTCGGTTCATTGTTAACATTCATTTTTTCTTTAAGGATTTTTAATTCTTCAAACATTTCATTGATTTTCTCCTCAGGGAAATTAACAGTTATTGCTGCCGCCGGAGTCTTTTTATTGTTTTTAAGCAAATTAAAAAGCGCCTTTCTGGCGCTGGCTGCTGCTTTTTCAGTTGTCGTTTCTCCGACTATTGATGTGGCAAATCCCATTTCGAGTGCTTCACTTGGGAGGATCCAAGTTTCTTCATCAAGCAGCTTCTTGATTTCATCTTCCGAAATATTTACTCTGCTTTTGTATGCCTCGATAGATGCCTGAGTGATTTTATCCAAATCATCAGCATCTTTGCGCAGTTGTTCTGCATTTCCAGCAGTGTACATCCATGCGTTGTGTACCATTAACAGTGATGCTGCATTCATAATACGCTCGTCTCCGGCCATAAAAATAACGGATGCTATACTACAAGCAAATCCGTCAATAATTGTTCTGACTTTTGCTTTATGGTTCCGGAGCATATTATAGATTGCCAAGCCCTCCGCTACTTCACCACCATAACTGTTGATGTGGACATTGATAACTTCTATGTCCTTATCCAGTTCCTGCAATTCCTTCGACAAGGTATAACTGGATACATCATTTTCAAACCATTCCCAGCTTGTTATATCGCCAAAGATGTATACATCAGCCTCCTTGTCTTTAACTTCCAGTGCATAATATTTATTTTTCACCGTTATCACCTCCTTCAAATCTTGTTTCAATAGGTTCATAGTTTTTAGTCATCCACCTTGCCTTACTCCACTCTGTTTCAAGTGGTTCCATTCCAAGGTATATCAAGCAATCGTCAACACTGTAAGCGCCGATTCTGAGCAGGATATCTAATGCTCCAGCAACATCCTTGATGTCAACCGCTCTAATATGGCTTGTATCAAGCTTCATGTATGTTCTTTCTAAATAGTTCTTTTTGCCATACATTTTACGGTTTATTTCATCTGTTAGAAGTTCAGCTAATGGATTGATACAAAATGTCAAGAAATTATTTACTGCTTTGTCTGTGTCAGCCACATTGCCTTTTAGCAATTGTGGCGGTACTTGAAAAGCAATTGCAACAAAATCAAAAATATCATCAATAAAGGCCCGTATGTCCCGACCTTCCATACTTCCCTTATTGCCATTCGCCTTATTTTCAAGTTCCTCATACTCTAGCCCGTTTGTTAGAGGTACAATAGCATCGCCTTCAGCTTCAAAGAAACGCTTAAATCGTTCGTTTAAAAGTTTCTGTAATTCTTTTTGCGCTTCGTCTGTTTGTGGGTAGTCTGTTGGAACAATAAGCTTACCCCGTCTTGCATTTTGCTTTTTATAATGTTTTTGAGCAGCAGCAATTAGCTTTGCATACGATTCATATAGACCATTGATAACAGTCCTAATCTTTTCGTTGTGCAATTCGAAGTGGAATACATCTGGTTCATAATAAGTTTTATTTAATGGATAGCCGTCGATTATTACATTGGTATAGATATAATCTTTAAATGCATATCTATCAACATTAAAACTATCAGCAACATAAAAATAATCACCTTGCTGCACAACCAGACATTCATTGTCATATACAAGGTGATATATTACATCTCTCCAAAACTTACTTGCCGATTTGTTTGGGTTTGGTTCAACATTGAATAGATAGTAATTGTCTTTTTTAGTTTCTTTCCCCTTCTCAAAGGTTTTAAATTCGCTTCTGGCTACGGTGTTGGCAATCAGATTAACACAGGCCTGAATTGCAAGCTCTTTGAAGCAAATTTCCGTTGTCAGTTTGCCTACATATTCATTTAGCTTTAAAGTGCCATTTTTGTTAAACCAACTTAGGAATATATCTTTCAGTCCCAAACTCTCACCTCCTTAGTAGGTGTGGACGTCCAAACTTAAAATTTTATTCTGGGCTTCCTTTAACTCACTATCTTTGGATAGCGCATGTAATAAAGCAAAAAACCCGTCTGTTTTACGGGTTTTTGGTTCAATTTTGTAATATGTTATATTCCCTTTTTTGTCCATATCTTGGCATGTATTATTTACATACCAACGCATTGTGGGATTATCTCCAAATACTAACGTTTCCTCTGCAAATATTTGCTCAACGAGTGGAGCAACCTTCGCATGAGTAATTGGGCCACTCCGTACTGCTTCGAGTGGTAGCCCCACCTTCTGAAATTCTGATTCAAGCAGTGATTTACGGTAGTCATCGCAGTATATATTTTTTATACGATATTTCTTTGCCTGTTCTAAAAACCAACCTGATATATCTTTTTCACTGATATTGTCCCGATAGATTATTGTTATTAATCCCCTGTCTGCTATTTCCTGCACCGGGAATTTTATTGGTCTGCTCTCAATATTCAAAGCCTTATGGCATACAAAAGTATGTTCAATCCAATATCGCTTACCTCCATATTTAAACAACAAGCCACATGAAGCAAAGTCTGTAGTTCTGGCGTAATCAATACCTCCAATACATTGCAAGCCTTTTAATTTATCATAAGGTATTGGTTGATTCGTTGCTAGGATCTTTTCCCAAGGAGCAACCGGCGTGAAGTTATCCTGGGCAGGCATGTTCATTCTTTTTGTCAAAAATTCTATAGCCATATGTGGTTTGAATTGCATTTCTTCAAATTCGTCCTGCATTTCTTCTTGTAGAACAGAAATATAAGGATATGAAGGCGCCGCCTTGACCCAATTTGCAGGGTCCTTATATTCTTCTCTGTCATCAAGTTTATATATTAGGGGAACCGTTCGAAGTTTTGATGCTTCCCCAGACAGTATCTTTTTAGCAAGGTCCAATTGTTCATCCAAAACTCCGCCGCGAACATATCCGTTTGTCGTTATATAGAAAGTCCGGGAATGTTTGCGTTTACCAAACCCAGAACGAAAAACCTTTATCAAATCCCATGTTTCATATTCATGTATTTCGTCAAATATAAGGCAAGCAGTTCGTTTTCCATCCTTTGTTTTTGCATTTGATGTATTGTATTTTATATATGATTTTGTTTTTAGGTTGACTATTTTCTCTTTCGATTTATAAAAAAACTTCTTAGACTTATTCCATGTAGCTTCTAAGACATTGTAAATATCATCAAAACTTGTTTTTGCCTGGTCTTCTGCATTTGCAATTATGTCAACGTTGTATCCTTTAATACCGTGATAATGTGTAGTAAAATACCATGCTATCGCCGATATAAAGCCGTTTTTGCCGTTTCCTCTTCCCATCATAATAAAAAATTCTTTAAAAACTACGGCATCACGACTTTTATAATAGCAGTGGATTAAAGCCATTATAAAAAGCTCCCAATTCAGGAGCTTAAATTCAAAATACCGCTCTATCAATTCCACAGCCTTTTCAATCATATCAGCCCGTATAATTACATCAGGATCATCCAGTTTATTTTCTATGTAGTCCATAGCTTGTTTTAATTCTTTACAGGCTGGAATTTTACCAGAGCGAATATCGTCCATGTAACTATCAATATATGGGTGGTAATCCCTTCGCCTCTTAATCATTTACATAGTCACCACCTCCGCTTTACATTTCTTCATCATCGTCGTACTCATCTTCGTTAGTCGAAGGCTTAATATTCAAGAAGGAGAGAATCTTTAGCATTTGTTGGTTCACTTTAACTGCCTGGTCGATACTATCATTCTTTTTCCGTCCAAATGAGGTTTCACTATTTCGCCATTCGGTATATGGGTTCTTTTTAGCATCTTGGAGCAGTTTGTTTTTAATGTCATATAATTTCATATAGTCATCAACCAAATCAAGGTAATGTTCTCCATAGACCCCTTGACGTTCAAGCTGATCTATAAGGTCCTGTTTGATTTGTTCTTTCTTTTGGGTATTTTTGGATTTTCTTGGCATATACTCCCCCCTTATGTGTAAAATTTCAAAATTTCTGTTTTGTCTTGGCCCCCTCCCCGGTCTCCGAATCGCAAAAGGAAATTGATTTTCTAGACCCGGGGGTATTATATTCTTTTGTAATTCCCACTTTGATATACTAATTCGTCATCAACAAATATTTGTTGCACTGATTTATCTTCGCTCGATACTTGATGTTCGCCGCCAACAACGTCTACTATATGCAATGAAACATCTCGGTTATAATAATCTCGATTTATTTCAATATGCACTGCAGCTATTATTTTCTCGTTACCTTTATCATATTTAATTACAACTTTAATCATTGTTTGCCTCACCATCTTTCCGGTATGATATCCTCTCGTCTATTTACTTCAATCTTCTTCAGCTTTTCTGGATGCTCTTCATTGTGACATGCACTGCAAACGCTTAATAAGTTATCGTCTACTAATGCAAGTTCTGGATGCTTATCTAAGTGTTTCTTATGGTGTACTGTCGTAGCTTTACTGTACTTGCCTTCACGCTTACACCGTTGACATTCGTAATTATCACGCTTCAATATTTCTTTTCGCTTATGCTTCCATTCTCCACTTTTATAAAATCTTTTTATTTGTCCTGCTTTAATAAGCTTTATAATTTCTTCTGTAGTCATTGCAAAAACTCCAAAAACGAGACTACTGATTAGATTCCAGTTCTCTTAG